TTGCAGTCAAGAATGCGCTTGTACGAGCAGTTAAAATTTGTGCAATAGTATTGCTTGTTGCATTAGCTGAACCACTTGCATTAGTTGCGGTTACTACGCAAGTAATGTTTGATGTATTACCAGCATCTGCTTGAACTAATGTGTATGTGCTTGAATTAGTACCTATGTTAGTCGCACCACGCTTCCATTGATAGCTATAAGTAGGTGTAGGTATTCCGTTCCAAGTACCTGTTGTGCTTGTTAATACTTGACCAACTACTGCCGTGCCACTTATTACAGGTGCAACGGTGTTACTTGGTGCTATTGCATTAACTGCACTTACACTATTGCTTGATACTATAAATGAACTTTCGCCATAAGCATTACTTCCTTTTACTTCTACACGAATAGTTGTGCCATCATCTGCTGATTGTATTGTATAAGTCGATGCAGTTGCTCCACTTATCGCAACTCCATTTCTTGTCCATTTATATTCGTAAGTTATCGGAGTAACACCTGACCACGTTCCAACATTAGCAGTAATTAATGTCCCTGTTACTTGAGTACCACTCGGACTTACTGTTGGTGCTACCGTGTTTACAGGTGCAAAGTTAGCAACTGTGATTGTGTTTGAAACTTCCGAGTCAGAACCATAAGAATTTGTAGCCGTAACTGAACAAGTTATATTTGCTAAACTATCACTCGAACCTATTACATAAGTTGATGCTGTTTGACCTGATATAGGTGAACCATTACGCAACCATTGGTAAGTATAAGTTAAAGGTGCTGTTCCTGTAAATGTTCCATTAGTTGTACTTAATGTGCTACCAAAAGTATTAGTACCACTAATTACAGGAGCAACCGTATTATTTGGAATAGTACCAACTACAAGTGAATTGCTCGCCCCTTCACTTGCACTACCTTGTGTATTGGTTGCAGTAACTAAACAAGTTAAAGTCTTTGTATCGTCACCAATTAAAGGCGTGTATGTATTACTTGCACCACTTTGAACGCTTACTCCATTAACCCTAAAGTTAAAACTAAATGTAGGTGATGGTGAGCCTGTCCAAGAACCATTGCTACAAGTAACAACCGTACCAACAGCACCATTGCCTGTTAGTAAAGGTTGCACCACGTTTACAGGTGCAGCAGGTACACTTTCCCCGACTTTCTTTAAACCTAATTTATAGCCGTACATTACCCTACGTTAATAGTGGCAGGTTGTATAATTTCATCAAAAACAAATGCACTACCACTTGCAAGTGTTAACGCCTTAATCCCTTGACCACCTTGTGCAAACAATGTTACGCCTGCCTTAACAGTCTTACCGCTTATTCCCCATGCAGTTACTTGGTTACTATCATCAGTACCGGTGAATACACTTACTACACTATCCTCTTGGAAGTATACAAATTGAAATCTGCCATTGGTTATTGCGGAACTGCTATCGGTAAACCTACCTCTTTGAAATCCGCCTAATAATAATTCTGTTGTAGTTGACATAATCTTAAATATATTTTTTTTATTTTTTTGCTTTTACTTTAATGGAACCTGACATCTATTAGCCTCAAATGGTAACTCAAAAGAAAGTGTCATTAACCAACCATTTACTTTATCAGGAAACGCCTCAAACAATGGCTCTAATGTTACGCTATCACCTACCAAAAAACTATCATCATTAGTAGGATTTTCAAGCATTGCAATAACATCTTGGCTAATACTTAATGTGTCGCTCATGGTGTCACGCTCGTTCCTTGAATCATCGCTTACAATATCAAGAATCATTATCCCAAAGTTTAGCGTTAATGTTTTCTCGCTAATATTAGAAGTCAAAACATTTGCCCACAATAATGGATAGTTTTCTTGTTGTGTGCTTAATTCAAACACCTCACCAAACCCGAATCCATTAAGCTGTGCGTGGCTTTGCTGTACTGCTTCGAGTTGATTTATTATTTGATTTAGTGTTGTGTACTTCATTTTGTTTTTGTGTTAAAAACTGCTTTAGTTTTTCGATATTCTTTTTGCTTACTCCGTTATTCATATTTAACAATTATTGCAACCTTCGTTTCGGTTATACTCGCTCGGTGCGTTTCGTATTCCTGTGAAATTATAATCTCCTTTGCAACATCCGCTTCCACCTAACACCATTCCGCTTGTGTAGTTTGTACGTTTCGCGTAGATGGTATCAATGTTAGAGTTAATTTGATTTAGGTAATTAGGGAATAATGTCTGATTGCTCATTAAGTATTTTGTCAAACGCTCTGCATACCACTCCGCTTTGTTCTTAGCGTTGTTCATCAAGAATCCAATCTCCTCAAGTGATGCTGGATTCATGTTGTCTGCGTTTTGTACTCCGACTGATTTATTAAAATACTTATAGTTCATTACCAATGGCAACTCTGCTCTGCAATACCAAACCATTGTTGGAGTTATGTAAGTATCCATAAGGTTCTTATCATTACCTATTAAGGTGTTGTTCCTTACTTTATTAATTAAGTCATTATATAAAGTAGTACCCAATATCGGTAACACATAAAAGTTCTGCACATCCCAAATGGTTGGTGCAATAACTTTCATATCAACATTGTCTTGCAAGATGCTTTCGGCTTTTAAAGTTGCCTCGCTTAAAAAATATACCTTTGCCATTATTTCTTTTTAACTAAAGTTTGTAACCAAATGTGCCTGCATGATGGCGAATGAATGTTTGTACCTGGTTCTGTATACCAACCACCTCTACGAGTGAACGCATCGTAGTTAGGTATGCCATAAATTGCCCCTAATCTTTCGCCTATCTTATTAATTTCTTCACGAGTGTACAATCTATCCGCTTTTATCATTCCCTCGCAAAAAGGTCGTGTTCTGCCATTCGGTAAAATTGCAGGTCCTTGCGTATCAAATCTTAATGCGTACTTGTATTTTACATATAACTCACTAAAGTCAGGAACTTTTGTTTCTGCACCCTTTGGTGTTAGCTTTAAATTGTCATCAAGATAACCTTTGTCCATCATGTTACTCATGATGTCTTCAATTTCTTTTACTTTTACCTTTAACAATTTTGCAATATCATCCGCTGTGGCTTTATCATCATTCTTTAAAATGTCGATTATACCTTTTTCGGTTGTGGTTAAAGCAAACATTTGGCTTTGGTTGTCCATGTCTGCCACGCTAAACACTTGTTTTATTTTTTTTACCTCTGTGTAGCTTTCAGCAGGCTCGCCAAACTCCATAAACACTGCTAACTCTTGGGCATCTTTTGCGAACTTTTTAAACCCTGTGGTATCAGATGCAACTTCAGGTGCTAATTCTGTTCCTTCTTCTTTAGCAGGTAACGATACTAAGGCTCTAATCTCATTTGGTGTCATACTTTCAAGCACTTTGTTTGCCACTAACGGACTTAAAGCGTTGATTGCATCATTAACTGCATTAGCATTTGTATTAACATCAAGTGGTTTACGACCTATTATTTCACGCATTTCATCCTTTGTCAAGATAGTTGCCAATGTTTGCTCACTAAACTCAGGCATTACAGGCTCAATAGGAATAAATGTAACTTTATTTTTTAAGCCTACTAACTCGTTTAAGATTTGCTCTATTGCATCTTGCTTAGGTGTGATGTAAGTGTTTTGGAATAACTGAAAAGCTGTTGCCATTTCGTTACGCCCACCTAATTGACCTTCAGTTCTTACACCAAATAACATTGGCGAAGTAACTTTGTGACCAACAAAAATCTCCTCTTGGATTGTTTTGTTTAAAGCATCGTAACGCTTATCAAAATCATTGCCTGTTAACTGTTGAATTTGTGGTGCGCGTGCAGGATCGTCTACGAAGTCAATTACTAAAGAATTAGCACGGTCTGTACCTGTAAACTTCTTTTTCATTTGCTTCTCAATAGTCTTCATCTCCTCATCACTTGGCACACCATTCATAAACGTAACCATAGTACCGCCCATAAATCCGTTTTGAATTGAGGCTCTATGATAGTTGGCTATTTCTGCATCCGTAATAATCGCAGGAACAGCACCTATGTACTCAGGTAGTGTGTAGGTTTCTATGTTTGGTCTGTATTGCTTGTAATACAATACCCCTTCTTTGCCTTTCTCGTAATCTTTACTTCCGTATGCTGGGTATTCCGTTATTTGGTCTTTCTTAATGCTCGTGTTATCTGAGCCATCATCGTTTAACCAATACTCCGAATAGTATATTTTGCTGTTGTCTTTGTTTGTTCTTAGGTTACAATAGTCTAAGTGGTAAACTTCTGCAATTCCTTTTTTGTCTTTTGACTTTATTATGTGAAGATAGCACCCACCAAACAACTCAATGTCTAATGCCATTTTACTACTTACGCTGTGTAGCGATTCGTAAGGATTAGCATTATCAATAAACGCTTGTGTGCTTACTATTTTGTCGGTTGGCAAACCTTCTGCATTAAACGCCAAACCTTGACCTGCAATGTATAGTTGTTTTGCAGTTAGAATTGCGTTGTGCTTTGCTGAACGATTAAATAAAGTAACTAAGAAGTTTGGATAGTTGTTGTCCTCACCATAATTAATGTAGTCTTTATTTCGTACCTCCGTAAACACAGGCACTTTATCATTTGAGAATGTTATTACTTGTGTCTTCATTATATAAGTCTAAATGTTATTTCTAAGTTCGCATTTGTATCAACTCCTGTTCCGCCATCTACTGCTGGGTTTCCAATGTGAAATCTTATTTTACCTGTTTCAGTTTTGTAGTGCATAATAATTGGGAAACCCGCACCTGTGTAATATAAATGGCACTCTACTTTATCTCCTGCTGCTACTAATGAATTATTAACCTCATAGTAGGCATTAGATTTCTTTCCTAATATTTGCGTGAATACTGCTAACCCTGATTCCTCATTAATACTTACTACATTAGTTCCTGTATCCGTATAAGTCAATCTATATTCAACTTGTCTTCCTCCAACTTGGTCATCAGTATAATCATTAGCATTTGTTAGTGCTGTATTCGCTGCGTTAGTTGCAAAAGTTTGTGTTGCATAACTTGTCAATGCTGTACTTATTTGCGTTGCTACTTCCGATGCCGTTGTAAAAAAAGTATCTAAGTATGTAACTATTTTACTTAACGTGGTTTTCATCGTTTCACCATTCTGAACCAATGGGAATTGGTCACCACTTGCATTACTTGCTACTAATTCTAACTCACTTATTTTTTTATTGCTCATATGTTTATTAAAAAACCGTTCTCTTGTAATAAATAATAACCATCCTCAGTCATTAAATTGTCATCAGGGTTGTAAACAATTGCTGTACTATCTTGTCCGCTGTAAATATAGTTAGCATCTGCACTTGGTACTACCCAAACTTTGCCCTTCTCTACTTCTTTTACAATCGAATTAACCGCTTGACTTGCATTTGTCAACCCACTAAGTGTACTTAATGATGTTTGATAAATAGTATAGTTGTAAAATCCTGTATCTCCCAACTCAACTTGCCCTGCTAAAGTGTTCGGAGTATCCCTTTCGGTAACACTAAACTCATTAAACCTTTCTTTGTAAGTAGATAGGTCGGTTGCTATAAAATAATAGTCTACGTTGCTTGTTTGGTTGGTAAATTGGAACAGATAAAACGGATTAGTAGCTGTGCTATTCTCCGTTAATGTTACCACTACCTTGTTTGTTGTATATTTTTCAAACCTTATCACTAATACTAAATATACTTTTTGTAAAAAAGTGTTATGACATTGCCATAAAACAAAAAAGCCTCACATAATGCAAGGCTAATTTGTATGAAAAACAAGTAAACTTAAACTAAAAGTCCTGCTATGATTGATGGATTAACCTCAGGGCTGAATGCTTTCTCCATGCCAGCAAACGTAATTGAATAACCGTTAAATTCTGACATAGATGCCCCACTTGCTGCTGTACCTCCGTTAACTTCCATACCTGCATCTTTGCCTGTTAGGAAAAACGTGCCATCTTTCATCTCAACTATAATAGCCATTCTGTTCTTGATTACTAAATCAAGTTTTTGTGCGTTAATATAGCTAAGTTTAGAGAACACAGCAGCGATAGTTGGCTCGTAAGCTACTGAACCTGTTGCAGGATCTGCTTGAATATTCTCAGTAAATGAGTTTGCACCTCTTGGCAATAACTCATATTTGTAAAACAAACCTGTTTTTGTTATAGCGGTAACATATCCGCTTGCATTTTGTGAAACTGCTGTAACGCTTGACAAAGGTGCAATGTAAAGGTTTTTAATCCCTCCCACTACGTCTCTACAATCGAGAGCAATTCCGCTAGATATTGCACATGGCATAATTTATAAATTATTAAAGGGGAGTAAATTAATACTCCCCATTGTGATTAAACTGTAAATCTTACTACCTCTGCTGGTAAAGCTATCTGTACACCGTACTTGAACTCAGAGCGGAATCTTACAACATCAAAGTCTTCTGAATACCACATTTTGAATCTGTCTTCATCACCTTCTAAGTCAACACCTAAGAACATATTTGAAGTACGCAATACATAAAGGTCACTTGTTCCGTTTAAGCCATTAACAGGCATAATCTTTAACATAGTACCTGGATGAGTGAAAGCAACATCAGTATCGCCATTACCTACATAATGGAATAGGTTTGCGTTCTTCAATGCTAATTGGTATAAACGATAAACATCGTTACCCATGAATAAATGCAAATCTTCTTTGTCTAAGATAGCAACAGGGATAGCAGTGTAAATTGCATCTACTATTGAAAGGATGTTAGTTGAAGTGATTGCAGTTACAGGAGTGATGTAAGTTGATACGTTTGCATTTACTAC